CGCTGGCTATAGCGAGCCTGTGATTGAGATTGAGGGGGACGGAGATATTTCTTTGACTATCGGACGGACAACTATGCACTTGACCATTAGACGAAAAGTGACCATTGATTGTAGACATAAGAAACAGAATATCTACAATGCAGATGGTGCGGTTCAAAATACGCTACGAAAACGAGGAGGATTTTTTGAATTGGCTGTTGGTAATAACGGTTTGGTCTTTACTGGTGCGGTTCGTAAGGTCACAGTTCGGCCGAATTGGAGGTATATCTTATGATTTATCTTACAGAGGGTAACACGCCTTTAAACGAGGCCTACAATGATGAAATCGTTCAGGAGCGGAACAATACCTATCAACTGACCTTTCGCTTTCCTACATCGGATCCTAAGTGGGAATTGCTGAAAGAGGAAACCTTTCTGACAGCCGATGACCTGCATGGCGAGCAGGATTTTTATATTTTTGAAGTTGAAAAGCAACAAGGATATATCCAAGTCTATGCCAATCAGGTTATCAGTTTGTTAAATAATTTCATCGTCAGCTCTATTGAGGTTGACCGTGTCAGTGGGTCAAGGGTATTGAGTGCATTGGCTGGCAGCATTACCAGAACCAATCCCTTTTCTTTCTTTTCGGACATTGATGATAGACATACGCTCAACATCAAGGACAAGAATGCTATGGAGGTTTTAGCGAAAGACAAGCATTCTATCCTTGGCCAGTGGGGCGGAGATATGGTGCGAAATGGCTACAATTTACGCTTGTTAAAAAATGGCGGTTCTGAAAATGAATCGCTTTTTATGTACAAGAAAAACCTGTCTAGCTACCAACATAAGACCTCTACCAAATCGCTGAAAACTCGGATAACCTTTAAAACGACTGTTAAAGGAGAGGGAGAAAAGGCGCCTGACGTTGATTATGTAGTGGTGATTGATAGTCCCTTGCTTGGGAAATATAGCCAAATCTATGAAGCTGTTGTTGAGGTCAATGACCAGAACGTCAAAGACCAAGCTAGCTTGATTGAATACGGTAAGCAGTATTTTCGGACGAGTATGTGCGACATGCTAGAAGATAACCTTGAAATCTCGGTTGTCGGTCAGAGTGATGTTGCAGTTCGGATGTTCGATGTGGTCAGTATCTACCATGATTGGTACGGCCTTGATGTTCGTAAGAAAATCACGAAATATACCTATTCGCCAATGGCAAAACGCCTGAAATCAATTGGTTTTGGGACATTCCAGTCTAGTCTGGCTAATGCGATTGGTGGAATTGTAAATGATGCCGTTTTAAACGAAAGCCGAAATCTGCATAAGATTTTTGATGAACGTTTAAAAAAGGAAATCGCAAACGCCGACCGTGCCTTTGACGCTGAGTTTGCCAAGCGTGAAAAAGCTATCACGGACGCCATCGAGCAGTACAAGGCTAAGGCGGAAGAATTTGGCGCCAAAATCCATGAGGAAATGGAGAAAGAGCGTCCTGAGTTCGTAAAGCGAATCCGTGAAGAGCTGATGAGTGGTGCGGACCCAATCGCTGAATTAAGCAAGAAACTGGAGCAGGTCAGTGAGACTGCAAGGGTCAATGCTAGCCTGATTGGTGGTGACGGGACTACTCAGTACAACAAGAACCGTCTCAATGGTGGCACGGCTAAGAAAATCAGTTATGGGACGGATTTTGTGGAAGTCGGCCACAACGGTGAGGGCTTTGAACTTGGTAAGACTTACGTGATCAGTTGGTCAGCAACCTGCACGCCATACGGCAAAACAGATGTGACTGTGGTAGTCAATAAGACACCGTTTTATGGTGGCCACGTTCATCTTGTGCCTGCTAATTCGGTCATGCCAGCGATTGATAAAGACCTGACCCAAAAAGAGGAGCAGGTCTTGGCAGTCTACTACGGTGCCTATCGTCTGACTTTCTCAGGCGACTGGTATCAGAATGTAGAGCAGTCTGTGACGATTGACAATCAGACAAGACGGATTGAACTAGCGCCAGTCTATAAGACGGTTGCTGATGGGCAAAATGCTAGATATGAGGGAAGTTGGAGCGAGAGTCCAACTTTTATTTTTGATGGAGGTAGAACATGACGGAAACAACGCCTGAAGTAGTACCTATCAGGGTAAGACATAAACGGATGCCAGCTAGTGAGTGGGCAAGAAGTGACTTTGTGTTGTATGACGGTGAGTTAGGTATCGAGAGCGATACTGGTAAGGTCAAGGTCGGAAATGGCCGTGACCGATTTTCAGCCTTGCAATATCTGACTGGACCAAAAGGCGACCGTGGAGAACGTGGCGAAACAGGACCACGAGGAGCTGACGGAGTTGTGCGGTTTGAAGCATTGACCAGCCAACAGAGAGAGGGCTTAAAAGGTGCACAAGGGTCGCAGGGAGCTAGAGGTCCAGCAGGACCAACAGGCCCAGCGGGTCCAGCAGGAGAACGAGGTCATGTATTGATCGCAACTATTAGAATGGAAGGCAATTATCGTAACAGCGTAACAAACAATGTGAAAATATTTGTCGAAGTTTACTATGATGGTCAAAAAATTACTAATGGCTTTAATTTAAAAATTAAACACAAAGGTGGTAACAATACTGATTGGACCGGATTCTTTACTAAAACTTACACTGGAAATGGCGAAGTTTTAAATTATGATTGGGGCAATCGTGAACAGAACGGAACACCACTAGAAATTATATGTGTAATCGAATACCAAGGTATGAGTACAACGACAAGTACACGATTAGAAAATATTCGTGATGGAGCACAAGGACCGGAGGGACAGAGAGGCCCACAGGGTAATCCTGGACCACAAGGTCCACGAGGTTTGACGGGTCTGACTGGTGCACCTGGTCAAAATATCATCAACCAGAACGGTGGGCAACCGATGAAATATTGGTATGGTTCAAAGGTTCAGTATGACGCAATTTCTAACAAAGATGCTAATACTATCTATGACGTTTATGAGAAGGTTTAGCTATGACTAGAGAAGGAATATATGTTGACGGCAAGAAAATTACCCAACGATATATAGGAAATAGATTGGTTTGGGAGCGAGCAAGACTATTGTTCACAGGAAATTACGGTTTATCAAAGACTTATAATCAATACCAATTAAATTTCACAGTTCCAAATAAAATCACCGCCTCACATTTGAAAAAAATTTCAATAAACGGCAAAATTTTAGCTAATGTAACGCTTACTATACGATATTCAACTACTGTATTAATAGATTTTGCGAATAAAACAGATTTCGATAATTTTTGGATTAATACTTTAGGACAACGCGTTGATTCTACATTTTATTCAAGCGCGAATATTCATGTTTGGGGGAATTAAAGCATGGACATTACCATTCAAAACGTTCGTTCACCTGCTCTTGAGCATAATGGACGGTATTACAAGGTTTTCCAACCACAGTCACGAGATGAACTACTGAAATTGCATCATATGGGCTGTGTAGGAGACACGGTAGTGACGGATATTCAATTGGAGCAAGGTGATTTCCCAACTAGCTTTGTGGAACCGACTGCTACACCAAGAACCCTGTCAGGTATACTTAAGGATATACGTGATATTGAGTTGGAATTACGAGATCCAGATAGTAGCCTGTGGAGCAAAATCCAGAAGAGTAACAAAGGTGCTCTGACTCAGTTCTTTGACGATAACATTAAGAGTGCAATTGCTCAGACAGCTGAAGAAATCAGGCAAGAAGTGCGAGATGCTGCTAACAGCGCTAGGGTTCAAGTAACACCCAAAGGTGTGACAATTGGGGCTACTACTTTGACAGGGAAACAACTAGCTTCAACCATTTCAACAAGTGCAGAGGGGATTGACTTGATTGCTCCGAAAATTCGAGTAAAATCTGACATGATTGTAGATGGTTCTATAACAGGTCCTAAGATGGCTTTTGGTTCTATCACTGGTGACCATGTCAAAGCTGGTGCTATTACAGGTGACAAAATCAGTGTAGACGACGCTTTGATTGATAACTTGACTGCAAAAAATGCGTTGATCGAAGGCATTATAAGTAAGCAAGCATTCATTAATTACCTTAACAGTACCATAATTGATGCCGATAGAGTCGTAGGTGGAAGCTTAAATGCAAAAAACGGAGCAATGAAAATAGATTTGAACAAGGGGCAGTACGAAGTCTATACAGATAAAGCAGCTATTAGACGTGTCGTGCCTGGTTTACCAAATCAATTTCTAAAATTTTCTACAGGACATCAAGAGACACCTAATGGATTTATGGATTCTAGCGCAACCACTATAGGGTCAATTTTAGATAATAGCGAGAATCCTAATAGCAATAAATTCTCTGGGATAACAATTTGGAACAATACGATACAAAGAAGTACAAATGTTATAGGTGATACGATGGAGATTTCAAATATAGGCTATGGGAATAAGAGGACAGGCTGGATATTCACCGCAGACATAGCTCCTTCAATTTCTCCAATCGGGATAAAAGAAGACCCTTCTACTGCATCTATTACACATATATTCGCTGGTGATTTTTATTTTATCAATAAAAGAGGAGAAAAAATTTCTCTTCTAGAAATCATTAAAATGTTTATAGAAAATTTTAATACAATAGCCGATAAAAAAGGTAAGCTATATACCGATTTTCCAGAACTTAATTAAAAAAGGAGAAAAAATGCAAGAAAATATAATCAAAAAATTAGCTTTTAGAGAAATCAATCTGGTTTTAGAGGTTGTACAACTAGAAGCTGAGCTGGATGAATTTAAAGCAACTTTAGAATATGACCCAGCACTTAAAGAGTTATTCGGAGAAACACAAGCTAAAATGAAAGGAACTAACAAATGACTTACAAATTAACAGGAAGCCCTATTTTAAAAGGGGAGAAAAATGTCACAATCGTAACGATTGAGAAAGAAGAAACTGGTCGCTACAGCTATGAGCGTGTTGAATTGCCAGGCAACCGCACGCAGGACAATGAAAAAGTGCTGATTCAAGCAGTTTTGGACTTTATTAGAACGGAACTTGACCCAACGAGCGCTCTTGTACAGGCTCAGGCTAAGTTAGAAGAAACTCACATTAAGCTTCAAGAGAATGAACAGAAATTGGCACAAGCCGAAGCTAAGCAGACGGCCACAGACCAAGCAGTTAAGCAGAACAAGACTGAAAGCGACCACTACGGCAAAGTTAGCTACGCATTAGTTTTAACGTTGATAACAGAAAAATTGCTTCAGTACGGAACAGCTTATAAGGTTTTAGTTGATTTAATTCAATCAGCTGAAGTAGGTAAACACTATATGCCAGGTGATTTGATTACCATCGAAGATCCAGCGCACATTGAGTTGGATGGTGAAGGTAAGAGGGTTCTGGTACAACTTAACCGTGAATTTACTTATAATGGAGAGCCTGCAAGCGACTTTATTCGTAATGGACGTCTTGAACGTGATGGATATGGCGCAGCATGGAAGTATGAGCCTAAAGAACAAAATGAGCCTACTAATGTCGCACCAGTAGCTACAGTTTCTACGACAGCTACCGTGGCACCTACAACTGCAGAACCTCCTGCTACAACAGTTACACCTAACCAATAATGGAGGTGCCTATGGACGTCTTACAACACGTTGAGCATTTCTTCATGAACGTGCTACCAGTAGCTACGCCAATAATCGTAGCTTGGTTTAGTTATAAGTTACCGAAGAAATCAAAAGAACAGACAGACCAAATCATTTCAGAATTGAATGATGTCAAGAAACAAATCAAAGATGTCCAGACTACCGCTAAAGATAGCAATTCCAAAATCGACGAAGTGCAAGCAAAATTAAAAATTCACGATGAGGCGCATCTAAATACCATGAAGTTGCGCCTTGGCCGTGATATGCGACGAGCTATTAATAGAGGGTATACCTCTAGAGATGAATTTTCCCTAGTAGAAAGTATGCATAAAAGCTATAAAACTCTAGGAGGCAATGGCTACATAGACCGTTTATTCAG